AGGGGCTGCCGTATACACAGCCACCATCCCCGCTGTGGGTTCTGTTGGACCGCCGTCTAAAGGTGCTACAGTTCCGCCGCTGCCGCCCATCAACGACCACTGAAATGCCCCGTTGGAATTGCGTACACACACTGCTGTGCGGTCGTTGGGTGCGGAGTTGGATTGTTCAAACCACACCCGCCCACGCATGGAGTTGTCACACGTTGGGCGTGTGCCTGGGTCGGTCAACTGGACATAACCTGTGCCCACTGTTCCAAAAACAACGTTTGCAGTTGTTGCCACCGATTGCGGGAGGTCCAGCTGTCCGCCTGTGAACAAAAATTTATTCGTCGCGTTCACCGCAAATTCTGTCCCAGAAAGCGACAAACCATTTCCTGCTGTGTACGACGACGAACCACCCAGTTGTGACACCCACGCATACGTTGGCGTGGCCGATGTCTGCACACAAATCTCCACTGTGTCCACGCTGCCAGCATCACGAAAAACACGGCCAACAATCCCACTGTTGCATGTGGGTTTTGTGCCTGCATCTGCAAGAGTATAAGAGGTGAGGGCAGGATTTGAAAACGCTGGAGCCGCACCAGTTGCGACGGATTGGTCGAGTGTACCCGCACCACCGCTGACGTTCAGCGCGCCAGAAAGCGTAACTGTTTGGCCTTGGATGCTGTTAAGGCCCGACATAGTGGTAACGTTGGGTTGTGCCGCTGTTGACAATGTGCCAGCAAGTGTCGTCGCGGTAACAGATGCAAATGACGGTGAGTCTGTTGTGCGTAAGTTTTGATTTAATGCAACGCTTGCTGTGGCGGATAAGGTCGCACCGTCCGCGATTGAAAGTGTTGCGGATGTTGCAGGGGCTGTGATTGCCACTTTATTTATGCTTGTTGCAGTTGCGACACCAAGTGCTGGTGTTACAAGCGTTGGGCTTGATAATGTCGCCCCGTCTGAAAAAACCAATAAATTACTGCCTGTTTCATTGCTCACAACACTTGCCACTTGCGCACTTGTGGTTGTTGCAAATTGCGACAACGCACCAGTTTTTAACCCAATGTTTGCGCTTGCAATGCCTGAGTCCGCAAGGGTTTTTCCTGCTGCATCAGAAAAACTAGGGATATTCCCAGAAGTGGAAGACGCCGCACCAAATGCAACCGTTGCTTCGAGGTCGTCAATGCGTGTTTCGTGATCTGGCACAACAACACCTACATCGACACCGTCAATAGTTTTTAGATCAGCGACGGTGATATCGCCCAAAAAGTTAATTGCTTTTGTGTCTGGCGTAACGGCAAAAACATTTCCTGTGCCAAGGGCGGAAGATATTGATAGCTGGACTTCATCGTTTGTTGCGTTCCACCCAAGAGAAATATTTCTTGCACCTCCACTAAAAGTCAAAAAAGAATCCGCGTTGGCTGTTGATTGCGAAAGTTTAAAAGAAGTAGCGTGCCCACTTGTTGCCGTGATTAATTCAAGCTTCTGCCCGTCTGCTGGTTGCAGAATCAAATCTGAGGAGCTTGTGCGTATTTTATTTGCGGCCGCGATACCAATCGTCAAACCATCAACCGTAGCCCCAGCAAATGTGGGGTTTGCTGTCGTACGGAGATCTTGAGATGTGGTTAAATTCCCAGAAGAAACAATAAGATTTTGGTTATCGTAACCAATTGAAAGTGTACCAGAAGAGAGCGTAAGCGGCGATGTTGCGGCTTGAATCATGCTGTCATAGGCTGTGTTCCAATTTGCGTATTCCGATGATGTGGCACGCAACACAAAACCGCTGCCATTTCCTACTTCATCCGATACCTTAGAAAACAATTCTGCACTGGTAACAGCCGCAAGATCTGAAATTTTATTCGCAGTATACGCAACTGTGCCTCCAGCTCCGAACGCAACAGAAGAGCCGTCGGTGCCAGCCAGTGTAAGGGTGTTGGAAGATGTCAGCGTTTTTCCGTTTGCAATTGTAAGAGTTGCGGATGTTGCGGGCGCCGTAATCGCTACTTTATTGATGCTTGTGGCCGTTGCCACTCCCAGGGCAGGCGTTACTAACGTAGGGCTGGATAATGTTGCCCCGTCCGAAAAAACCAATAAATTACTGCCTGTTTCGTTTGTGATAACTCCCGCAAGTTGCGCGCTTGTTGTTGCAGCAAATTGGGCGAGTGAATCCGACACAAAAGCATCTCCGCCACCGCCACCTACAGAGCCGATAATCACCCATGAGTAACCGTCGCTCGCATTTTTTAAACAAACAGCTCCAGTGTCTGCAACACCGCTGCCATTAAGATCATACCATTGCCAGCCACGGTGTGAAGAATCGCATGCCGGACGTATGCCCTCATCACCAAACTCAACATGTTTTGCAAAATAGCCGACGTCTTTTAATTCAAATTTCCCGCATATGATTGTGTCGCCAGCTCCTAAAGAATGAGCGCTCGAACATAATTCATCACCCAATGTAAGGGCTTGGGTGGTATCGTACAGGTAATTCCCAGCCATACTGATATTTCCAGCTGCATCCCCCACAAGGCCCGATGGGGTCTCTGGAGAAACAAACGTAGGCAAAAACGCATATGCATGGGCTGCGTATAAAAAAATACCAATAAAATACAATGACTTTTTGTATGTGCTCGCCATTACAACACCCCCAACATGATCTTCATCGTGACCAGATCGCTTGTTGTTGCGCCTGCACCGCTTACGCTGCATTTAAAAAACTTTGCTGAAACAGTGATGGGTGCAAAGATCACAGTAGTGTTGCCGCTCACGCTTTCTGAAATAGTCAAATCGCGCTGTGTTGCAACACCGCTTCCAGAAGCTGTGTCAATTTTTTTCATCGCATCCCAAGCAATATTATCAAGCGACTGTTGACACGCAAGAACAAGCGTTGTTGCAGAATCGTGCGTAAGCGTGACGGCTACGGTGGCAGCACTAAAGCCATCCACAGAAATAACATTAGACATCGGGCTTGTGCTGAGTTGCGGATCGTCTACGCCCGTGATTTCTTCGTTGTAGAAAATGGTAAAATTTTTAGGCTCTCTTGGCACCGCATGGCCTTGTGCCGACAATATAAAAACACAAATAAAACATAAGAGTTTTATAAGATTCAACACGTCTACCCCCGCAAGAAATGGCTACTTTTATAGTCTTATGGGGTTTTGGGCGGGTGTCAATGTGTGTTTAATGTGTGTTTAACGTGTGTTTAATGTGTGTTTAATGTGTGTCTAATGCGCGACTAATGCGTGTCTAACATGTGCTGGACGTGGCCTAGGTGAGCATTGATACGGTCATGATTGCGCTGGCTGGTTGCCCTTGGATCGATGGGGAAGAAATAAAAATATTTTGCGCCGCAACAAAAGCATAAAATATATCGTCTGTTTCCATGCGCATTACAGCAGAGTGTGCGCCACCGACGGTGTTCAACCCATCTATGTTAAAGGCTGGGTTAACATCGCTATACTTTACGCTGTGCACGGCACTATATGAGGTGAGAAGAAGACCTCCCCCAACATCTTTACCCACGCCAAGGCGGTAAAAAAAGGTGCTCGATGGAAAAGGCGGATCAATAAGTAGGCGGATCTCACAGTAATACCACCCAGGGATTTTACATTTAATCCCAATGGCTTTGTTTTCTGTCTCGTGTTTTACTATGCCTATTTCTCTTGCCTCTAAATAGTTGCTCGGCAGGTTAAAAAACACGCTGTTCTGCCCCGCAATTGGAAGTCGATAATCTACCGTTGTTGCCGCCAACACGCGCGACGGTGGGTTGCGCCTAAGCTCAACTCTATCAACATATAGGTTAAAATTATATGCGTGTTTATGGATTAAAAACCGTGCCCACTTTGCATTTTTATTCGCGGTAGTGTCTCGATCAAACGGAGCTCCGATAAAAAGCCATTGATTAGCACCAGACAAAGGTGTGTCTGGATCTTTAAGATTTATTGTTTCTGAGACTTCATTGGTATCTTCATTGTAAACCAAAAGCTGTATGTCTACTTTGGCGTCCGCGACGATAGAGTCGGTACGTACAATCGCGTAGACTTCGTACTCCGTATTTAAGTCTAGAGGTATTTTATCGGAGAGAAAAGCCACTGTTACATTAGTACCTCCAAGTTTTAGGCTACTCCCTCCGGATTGAGCTAGCACGTCTTCGCGTTGGGCGTCGGTTCCCCAAACACCTGCTGTCATCGTCCATCCATCTGGCATTGTTCTTGTGTACGCCACGATTTTACCCTCTTGAATATTGAAGAAAATCCCCGTTGCCCAACCTTGCCGCAACGTTGGTGGAGGTATCGACGATACGAAGGCCTATTTTTTCGCTTGTAAAATTCGCTGCTCTGTTCAGCCATCGGGCGACACGGCCAGCGGGTTTGCCTCTAAGCTGCAAAGTTGTAGAAGATTGTGCTTCGCCTTTTTCTGAAATTTTAAATTTGCTCTCATACGACACTACACCTAAAGAAGTGTCTACATCAAAATGCACATTGTCTGCTTGGAACGTGTAAAAATCCGAAAGTTCAACAGCATAGTTAAATGGAATCTCTATCTCCATCTCCACGAATGGCGTTGCAAGGTCTTTTAAAATTGCGTTAGCCATTCGCAAAGCTTCGGACTCGACGGAGATCATAGAATCGTCAGGTTCTGCAAGAAGCATCCACCTACGCCCGTAACGCGTAATGCTGTCGTTGTCCTGCACGATGACGTTGTTTTGCTTTTTGCCTGGGTTCGTGTAGGCAAGCTGGATAACGTTTCTGATGTTTTGGATGTTCAAATCTACTTTTGAAACATCGATATACTCACCTCTTTTAAAATAATCATCTGCGTCTTCTGGTTCGATGTCTCTCCGTACTTCTTGTGCGACAAGCTGGTAGACGCCCGTGTTTTCGTGGAAACGATATCTGATATCCCATGATAGCGATTCAAAGCGTTCTTTAAGAAAAGTCATCCATGCGGAGAACTCGCCTTTTAAAAGGTAAATTCGATAGTCTAGCGGGTTGTCTGCCGCTGTAAAAGGGGTAGCAAGAGTTCCATTTTTTGAATATAAAATTATTCCTGGGAGATAAGTTGATAGCGCATCTTGAAAAAGTTCATAGAAAGGCGCGTACATTTCGCCAGAAATATCTTCCTCAGCAACCTTTGAAAATTCTGTTTCAATCCATCGGTCTTGGAGGTATGCACCAAGATCACGCATGGAGATATCTAATCTTTTATTCTCTAAAATGTTTATTGTATCGATATATCCTTCAAAATAAAGTTTATAATCGTATGATTGCGCGACTGTGTGGCTGCCGACTACAGCACAATAAACCTTCATGATACGATTTAAATCTATCAATGGGCCTGTCTTGTTGTATGTAGATTCTGTCATGAGAAGGTTTAAACTATTGTTGTCTATGGATTGTGCAAGGAGGAGATCGCATGTCGAGACTTCGTTATCTATTGACGCCTTGATTGTGCATTCTTTGACAAATTCATCCAGCCTCGTAAGATAAGAACCAGTGTTAGTGTATAGCTCTACACGCACATAAACCGCAGAATTAGGATCATGCAACAATGCTTTTTCTGCTGTCGTTACTGTTCTCATTGTTTTTCCTTTTCCTTATAAACTTTTAAAACATAACACCACAATATTTACACCACAGCACTTACACCATAATACTTACGCCACAGCACTTACACCATAATACTTACGCCACAGCACCAAAACGCCCGTACGATTCGCAGAGCTCAAAACTTATTTTTTGCAAATTGTTGTAGAACGTTCCGCCCATCCAGCCTTTTACCGTGGTTATATCTTTAATCATGCCGTTGCATATATGGGCTCGCGGGAGCAAAGACGACTCGACATAAAAATCTGGGAATGGAATTATCGGCCTTGAGCTTAGTTGCATTGCAGTTACAAAATCATAAAAATAAGACGTTGAAATGTCGTATGGAAAAATAAAAAATGTCCCGATATAGAACGGCGCACTCGTATTTGAATCCCCGCCAATTCTTAATTCTGGAGGAGCTAAAAAGTACGTACCCCTTGATGGGTCTTGCCTATTGAATCTGAAATCTACAAGTGTATTTGATGATGCTTGAATTTGCGGGCCTCCGCCCCAAAGTTTGATCGCATGCTCATCATGCTGAGCGTAGTTGCGCAAACCGAAGCCAAACCATGCGCTAGCGTTTGGAGGCCTCGAAAACGTTTCAAGATTTATTGTCACGCCCGTGACATCCGATTCTATACGCAGCTTTATTTTATCGTCTGATGGGTCATAAAAAAGTTTAACATTGTCTGTGCGCGATCTGTTTTCATACGTCTGTGACCCGTAGATACTTGCAATATTTTGGTCTCCTGTTGCTGTTAGCGACAAAAGACCCGTGGGATCTGAGCACGAAAGCTTCATAATACACGAAAAAGACGAAGAAATATCAGCGAATTTTGCAAGCTCTCCGCGAAGATACATGTCAGATGTTCCGCCAGAAAAATCAACTGCTGTTGGGATGTCGTATTTTTCTGCTTTAAAACCATCGAGATAATATTCTGCCCCTGTGTTGTCTGTTATCTCCGAAAAGGCAAAACGATATTCAACGCCTGAGTCTAAAACCGCGCTTATAAAAACGCGAGTCCAAATAGCTTCTCCTATGTCTTTGACACCCGAAGCGTACTCTTCTCCCGTGGAATGCCTTGTTATTGCAATGCGGATCTGCGTTGCATTCTCAGAAAAAACATACACGCTGCATGTGTGTTTTCCAGATGAAGAAGGGGTGAATTTCGCATAGCCACCTGCCCGAAGGCCGTTGCCGTCCGTGGGGCAAATAAGGCCTAAGGACCTCTGCCCGTAAACAGAAGTAAACCCATCGGAAAAGAGTGTACCGTTATTTTCTTCCGTGAATCCAGACGTCGAGACCAATGTATCTGTACCCGTTATCACATTTAATGAGGAGAAGAGATTTGGAGAATTTTTTAACCCCGCCACATACGTAGAGAAATACGGCGTCATACTTTGGCTATGTATATAAGTGATGGGTGGAAATTCTCCATAAGATGGTATCGGAATGGTTGATAAGCCTGTGTCGCTTATTCCGAAAGAAGAACCTTTTCGTGTGCTGATTCCGTTAAAGTCGATGTAGTCTCCTTGGCCTTCGATAATTCCACACAACATTTCTGCATCGCGGCGTAAGAGCGGCGTTGTCGTTGCATTTAAAATACGCTTAACGTTTCTTGTGGCTTTTAAATAATGCCCGTCTTGTGTGCGCTCATAAGCTCCAATTTCTTGGCGGTCTAGCTGTATTTCCGAAACAGGAACAAGCCATCCGTTAATTCTTAAAGTGTCTGTGGTTGACATTATCTCGCCCCTCTGTTCGGTGCGTAGGTCGATTGGCCAGCAATAAGAGCAGATCTGTTTACTTGGGCTTGCAAGGCTTTTGTAAAAGCCGCAGGGTCAGCCGTTTGTACCACGACATTTTCAATATTTATTTTACTCGTCTCTACAAAACGGCCCGTGCCTTCTCCTTGTTCGTCTTTTATTTCTTCTCTTATTTTTCCGCCAGAAGGTGGTTTTAAAATTCCAGATCGGTAATCAAGAGGTGTCGTCCGTGCCTCGTCGCCACTAGAACCATAGGATCGTACATAGTAGTCAACGCGGCGAAAAAGAGTTGGTAAATTTTGTGATGCAAGACGTGTTGCTTCAGCCATCTTTTCCGTAGACTTCGCGGCTCTGTCCGTGGATTCTTTCAGACCGTCCAAGCTTTTCATAAGTGGTAATTTGATGCCGAAAATTTTAAGAACCGAGTTAAGAGTTTTTGCAATCCAGTTCCAGACTCCGCGTATCAAATTGTAAATAAATCTATAAACTTTCCCTAGCATTTTAAAAATAGAGCCCAAAGCCATTGCAACGCCTTTCATAATCAGCGAGGCAAAACTTAATGATTTAAAAACTTTAAATATTTGCACAAAGATTTTTATGAGAGGCTCTATGGCTTGCATCAATGGCTTAAGCACCATGCCCAATGCTTCAAAAACTGGTGCAACAAGCTCCATGATAACGCCAATTACTTCTGCTAAAATTTCTCCGACGATCTGAAAAACTTCAACAAATGGTGCAAGAATAGCGTCGATAAGATTTACGATCGCAGCAAAAGCAGGCTCAAGAGCTGCCATCAACTCGCCAAGTTTTTGAGAGTGTGCAAGCAACGCGGTACCTGCGCCGATTGCAGCTCCCATAAAATCGCCTTTCATCAAGGCTGGACCAGCGGCAGACAAGGCAGAGCTTGCAAGAGGTGCTTGGGGGCCTTGCGCTTTTTCTCTCTCTTCTGGCGTAAGCGTTGCGCCTTTTGGTGGAGGAGGTTTTTGTTGGCCACCTGCCGATGCTGCAGCAGACAAAACGCCCGCTGTAATCTGCCCGCTTGCTGTGTCAGCAAATGCTGGCTTTGCTACTGCCTCCCCTAAATCCGCTATTGCATTTTCTAAAGAGTTCGCAAGGTCTGCCAAACTTTCGCGCATGACGCTTGCGTTTTTTTCTGCAAACTTTTCACCAAAACCACCAAAAGGTTTTTCTAGCTTTGCTGGTTCCAGCGTGTCGCGCATGACAAGTTTCATAGACGAAAATTCGCCAGAGATATCAGAAAGCACAGTCCCGAAAGCGCTTGTGTTTGTTTTATCAAAAACATTTTCAAGATCTTTTAATGCGTTTGGAAGCGTGTTGCGTTGTGTGGCCGCAACCATTTTAACATTTGCGTCGCCTGTGTCAGGTGGTTTAAAGGATCCGCCGCCTCTTTGTGTTCCAACGTTAAAAGCCTTGTCTTTTATTCTTGGTTGGTCTTTTAAAGAATCCTGAATTTCTTTAATGTCCTCTGTGACGTCTCCAAAAAAATCACCAAAGCCTTCTTTTAAAGTGCCGAAGCTTTCTTTGACTTTTTTGATCATCGGGTCAAAAGTATTCCCGATAACACCCGCACCCTCTTTGAAACTGTCTACTAGCGGATTGTCACTTTTAGCTTTTCGTTCTATGCCACGTAACTTATCTATCGCTATTTTGGCTGCTCCCACCGCACCAACAACGGCGATCACACCCGCAGCAATAGCGGCAATAGTTCCAACGAAAGGCAACATACGCAAAACTAAAGTCCCCATAAAACTTATAAGCGTTTTAAGAGGGGATAGAATGGCAATAAGTGCTGTCTTAAAGAGAGGGAATACCGTATTTAAAATACCAAAGCTCGCAGACAAACCACCCGCAATTGCACCAAAAACAACAAGTCTCCCAATAACACTTTGGATACTTTCGGGTATAAGGCTGATTGCTTTTCTAAAACCATTTGCTGCCATAGAGAACACGTTAAATACATCGGCCAATGGTTGGTTAATTATTTGACCCATGGTCTCTTCGACGTTACCCATGGCGTTTGTTAAGCGTTGAAATGCTCCGTCTGCATTTTGCAATTCGGCGCTTGCTGCTCCTGCGAATTTTCCCATCTCTTGCATGAGCATTTTTGTGCGTTCAAGTTCAGAGGCGTTTTTAAATACCTTTGAAGAGTTGGTATCAAAAACAATTCCAAGTTCTCTGAGCGGTTTTGTGGCTCCACTTTCAATTGCAGTGCCAACACTTCTTGCAACATCGCTAACTTCTTTTCCTAAAAAAGACGCTGCATTGACAACGCTTGGCATAATCGACGCAACATCTTGAGCGGCGTTTCCTATACTTAACATTGAAGTTTGTGCTGCAATCAATTCATCGTCGTCAAACGTTGAAACTTTTTGCAATGCTTCTGCTAACGCTTGCAAAGGGCCGCTTGCGTCAACCTGGTTCGTGTTTGCTAAAGTCAAATTAAATTTCTGTGCTTCTTTATCTGCTTCAGAAAATGCTTTCGCAGTGTCAAGCAGGCCACGTGTTAGCTTAGATAATATATTTCCAACTGCAAGCTGAGAAACAACATCCGCAAACCGCGAGATCTTATCCGTCGCAGTTGAAACACCTCGCACAAATTCTTGAGTGTCTGCGGTCAGCTCTACGGTCAAAGTTCCCATGTTTGCGGGCATTTTTCCTAGCCTTTCTTCGACTCTCGTTGTGCGCGCACGCGGGCAACCATCGCGTTGAAACTTTCTCTATCTTGGGCCAGCCTGGTATCTATCGCAAGTGGGATTTCTATTTGAACTTTCGCCTCTTTGGGCTTGCGCCCTAAGAGTTTGTCGGGCGTTAGCTGGTGACCTTTTTTAATATGCGGCGATAACATATGGCATGTTTGCCACGCCAACATTTCAAGTTCCTGTTCTTGTCTCATCCTAAATGCACTGCTATAGAAAAACAATTCGCGTGGAGTCATTGCCCAGAAGTCATCAATGCTTTTTACGCCACTCATAAGCGCGTGGGAGATCAAGCGGCACCAATCTGTGTTTTTTTTAAAGATGCATTTTCTTCTTCATCCAAATCACCGTTTCCTAAATCCGCAGCTTGTGGTTCTTCAAAATTAATGTTTGGGGCAACCGTCCTTGCAATGGCTTCAACAACATTTTTCATGACGCCTGCGAAATCAACCCCGTTGATGTGGCGGCCTATTTTTTCAGGAGGCCAAGCTGCAGACGTTTTATGATTGTGTAACACCCCCGCGCGGATCGCGTGGATTAAAAACTTGGCTTTTGGTAACGCTGTAAAATCCTGTAGAAGCACTTCAATGCTTTTCCCCATTGCGTCTTCTAAGTATGCTAACGCGTTAAAATCATAACGCAAATCAATGACGGTAGAATCAAGAACAATGCTGTAGATGTCTTTGTGCTTTTTCTGGTGTGCTTCAAGTTTTGCATTAGAAGAATTTGCTCTTGCCATGATAAAACCTCTTGCGTGTGTACACGCGCCTACTGCATGTTAAAAAATTTAAATGCCATATAAAAAACGCTTACGACTGTGCAGACTCTGTAATTGCACCAGTCACTTGCACCGTTGCAGTCATCGTAATAACTTCTTCATGCGAAGATTCGATTGGCAATTCTGTTACGATTCCTTGAAAAACATATTGAGATTCGCCTGTTAATTCACGTGGGCGCAAGCGGAAATACATTGTTGTCTTCGCAATAAAAGCATCGATCAAATCTTCTTGACCGCCGTCTGCTTGTGAGCCCTCATAGTTAAAAGTAAAAGTAAAAGTGGCTGTAGCATCGCCAGCCATAAATTCTTTCGCAGATGAATCATTATCTGTAATATCAACGCTATTCACCGTCATAGACAGCGAAGCGGTGGTTATGTCGCCAATTGTTACGTATGTAGAGCCATCCGAAGAGATAGCTACTTTACTTGCTGTGCCTAAAATGTGTGCCATGTCAAAACTCCTTATACATGCATGTTTAAAAAAATACTAAGAAACAACTGCCTAAAATGCAATGCGCTACAGCTACTCTACAGCCAACAAGTCACAATCCATACTCCACACGAAGCAACCGTTTTCTTCTTGTTGCAAATACAAAGGCTCTGATTGTCTTATAATTGCAGAGACATAATTCCCAAAACTTTTTCTGTGAAGCGCGTTATAAACTGCTCTTGCCAGTTGTTGCCCCTCTGAAAAATTGTGTGGAGAGGAACGCACAGTCAAAGTCACCACTGGGTACCTCATGTTTATGCCACTGTTTCCGTCTAAAAAACCTGTGGGTGTGCGGCCTCCACTCTGAAGCGCGAACACAGCTTTTTGGGGGACGCCACGCCCTGGGGCACGTGGTGGTATTGTTGAAAATAAATTTTTGTTAAGCGTTAGTCCAGAAACACCTTGAGCAACAATCTGGCTCACGACATCGAGAGCTGGATCACTCATCGTCGCCACCGCCTTCTTTTGCGTTGGTGTCTTTAGGCACGTAAGCGTTTTTGGGCCTGTCTGCAATGTTTGAAAATGCACCTACACGATTTGCTTTTGCGGGGATCTCTGGATACTTTCCGCTGCCACGCCTGAATCTTTTATTTGCTTTTGCAAACGTTTCTGCTGCGTTGCCAACACGTTGGATGTAGCCATTCGATGCATCGTTAAGAGGCTGTTCTAAAAATTTGGCTTTCCCGTTTTCGTGTCGAACATCAAGTCTTTGGTGCACAATCGCGGCATACCACGCACCATAACCCACCAAGACATGAGATCCCTTCGCACGCACACGGGGTCTTACAAATATTGTTCGCGCTAATGCGCCTGTTTCTTTAGGGACGATTTCTTTTGAGCTGTCGGCTATGGATTCGCCTTCTTGTTGCAACGCTAAAGCCATTGCATGCAAATAGTTGCGCTCTACTTTTGATATGCGCTTTCTTAAAATGTCTTTTCCCAAGACTTTCATTTTAATTGCCATATCAAAACACGTCGCTTCTTTTAAACGTTGGATTAAAAGACGCATCCGTTGAAGAAAGACCATCAGCGTTGTGTGTTTGGTAAGCACGCAATCGCGTAGCTGCAGCGGGGGCACTACCACCTGCAAGCATCGCACCGTAGATAGAAGGCTTTGCTAAAATGTCTTTTAAAACATTATCAAATTTTTCTATCAGGTCTTTGCCGTCTTCGTTTGTTTGGCCTTCTCCCGCAGCGGCAGCGTGTGCACGGCGGACAAGACCCTCAACACCAGAGGCAACCCAACTTTTCAAAATACGTATCGCGTGCGTGGTGGCATACGGTGCTGGAAGATCAACAGCCTGCAGTGCGCCATCAATCAAACTTTCACATTCATCAATCCACTGTGAGACCTGATAGGTAGACGGCTGGCTTGATACGTCGATAGTCCAATAAGCTAAACGCGCTTGAATGTCTGCCACTGTTGCATACGCACCCATGTTATACTACCTCCGTTTTTTTACAGCGGGTTGTGCAGTATGGTGCTGTTGTAGTTGCTCTTGCGGTTGCGCGTCTTCAACAAAAACATATTCTAAATTCTTGTCCGCGACATGCGACGGAGGCAAATGCGCAAACATAGTGGGGTGCAGTGCAGATAACTCTTTCATCGGTGCATTAAAACCTTTGCCATCACGCAATAAAGGCACGGGCCAAACAGCACGTTTTAATTTAATTTTCCACATATGCACCCCCCTAAAAAACATAATATAATGTTAGCTTTTTTGATATTAGCTGTTTACGACTTTAGCCGCACACTGCCAATACGCATAACCTTGTGCGTAACGCACACGGGCTTTGTACTTGTAGATTTCTTTGGTAAATGCGTCGCTGCCCGATTCATCGGCGGTAAATTCTAATGGCTCGCGGTCTTGATGGATAAATGGCATTGCAGCCGCGTTGGTTGCAAAAAGGTACCAAGAGTTACCCGCCAATCGTGGCATTACGATAACTTCAGCTTGACCCGCTAAAATATTAGTCGTGTTGGAAATAAGCTGCGAAGACAAGGCCTCTCTTGCGGGGCGTTCCAACACTGGGGCAACGCACACTAAAAAATTAATCCCGACGCCGTCTCCGTGGAAGGGTTCGCCATTCTCGGCTTTAAAACCCATCATAACAGCTTTGGTCGAAGCAAAATCATCAGCAAAAGCTGCGGTTGATGTACCAGTACCCGCTAACAAATTATCTTGTGCGCCACCTTCCGCACCGCGTGCAGGGTGGGAGTTCGCAAAAAATGCTGCTCCATCGTAACATGTCGAAGATGTGCCCGATGTCCT